GGCCTTCATCTCGCCACTAGCGGTGAGCGTCGTACTAGCCAGAATGTCCGTTCGCATAGACATAGTTGGCTCCTACAGCCTGATTACGGGTTGTCGCCGTAGGTTCCGTTAGGGTTACGGACAATGTATTCCAGAACCAGCGTACCCCCTCCCGTACCGCCGCCACCGTTTGCATGGGTGAAAGCGATCAGCGCATCGGTCGTTCCGACGTTAGCTACAAGAGCTGCGCCAGCGGCACCGTTACCGCCGAGGGGGATGTATTGCGTACCAATCAAACCGCCACCGGTTGAGCCTGCGCCCGCAGTCGTCCCCGGAGTAATCGCCGAACTGATCTGAGTACCGCCACAGAAAATGGTCAGCGTCGGAGCCGTCGTGAGGTAGAGGGTCGTGATGATGTAGTAGCAGTTGAGCAGGAGCGACCCTGCTGGTACCACGAATGCCGCTGTCTGTGCGGTCGTATCGCCGTAAGCGATGGTCTTGGACTGGGTTACAGTCGTCGCACCGATGTTACGGATCTGCCCTGCCGTAGCATTAGGTTGAGTAAGCGAGGCGAGCGTGTTCTTTACGGTACCGAGTAGCCACGGGCCTAAATGAGTAGCAACAGCCATTTTAGTATTCCCTCATGCACAAGTAGCCATACCATTGGTGCATCATCTTTCTAGGGAGCTGGTATGGCTGTTGTTACCTAGAATAGTTCCAGATATACGCCCGAACGAGTCTGGCGTCAAGAAAAAGGGGGGCCGAAGCCCCCCTTTTCTGCTCTACCTTTATCAGGCAGAACCGGACGAGCCGAAAATACCAAGCGGGTCCGACCAGCCGAAGCTATAACGCTCGCGGCTCTTGTAACGGACGTTGCCGGTATCGAAGTCCCCGTCCATGCTGTTAGCCAGCGGGGTGCGCACGAAGTGCTTCAGACCGTTAGGCACATCCGTCAGGAGGAACCAGCCATTGGTATCCGTCAGGTAGTGGTTAACGCTGTAGCCACCACTGATTGCACCCATTGCCCGCAGGGCGTTGATGTCGTTGTCGCTGGTGCCGACACGGAGTTCCGTATCCAGCAGGCGCTTAGCAACGAACATCAGAGCCGGGGGGACAATCAGCTTACGCGGCTTAGCAGCGATCAGGAGGCCGCGCTCGTCCGTCCATCCAGCAATCTGGATGATAGCGGCTTCAAGCGAAGTCTCGTTGAGGTCGGACTGCGTAGCAAACGTGTTGCTGTTGGTACCACCAGACACGAGCGGGTGAGCGGAGTTGCACAGCGAAACGCCGTCACCACCGGTTACGCCAGCCGCGAACGCATTGTTCAGGACCGACGAAGCCTTCACCTGCTTGGTGTACGCCATCGCACGTGCCAGCGCCTTGGTATAACGCTTGCTGAGCGAGTCGTACAGGTTGTCCTCAATCGCTTCTTCCGTGATGGAGAAGCCGAGGGCAATCGTCTCGTGGTTGTAACGAGCGGTCCATGCTTCCTGCGCATTGTCATACGCAATCGCTTGACCTTCAGCCTTGACCGGAGCAGCCGAGAATCCCGACAGCTTGGTCTCTTCCTCGAACGAGCGCTCGGAGGTCTCCTGCTCGTAGATCTCTTTGTGCTCTTCGCCGTAAGAAGCATACTCCAGACCGAACAGAGCGTTCAGGCCGGGGAGCAGCTCTTTCAGCAGTTGGGCGCGTGAAATTGCCATTTGTTACTGCTCCTTATGCTACGTTGTAACGGTGGACGCCAAAGTTCAGTTTGACCAGAACTTCGGGCGATTGCACCAGCACGACCGTGCCAGCAACCTGCGTCGTGATAGCCGTAACAGTCAACGTGGTGTTGCCAGTCGTCGTGACAGTGGACGACGAACTGAGCGTGGCACCCGTGTACTGGAGCTGGCCGCCGACGAGGTTGAACACGTCCGTACCAACCGGAAGCACCTGACCAACAGTCAGTCCGGACACAACAACGTTGGTTGCTGCCGGAGCACCGCCAGACACATACGTGGCAGACGTGTTGATCTGAGTGTCAGGCACCAGACCCAGAACGCGGAAGCCGCCGTTTGCGGTGGTAGCACTCGCGCCGACTACACCCGATACACCGTTGCCGGTAGCGGTGGAGCCAGAGGTCGTTACGGTCGTGCTAGCCAGATTCTGGCCGACGAGCAGCGACGGGCACGAACCAATCGTGGTAGCGCCTGCGGCAGTCGTTACAGCCGCGCGGAAGACCGTGTTCGGGTCATCAGCTACATACGCAACAGCGTCACCTGCTGTAGTGCTGGCGGGCCAGTACTGAGCGAAGACTTTCTGCTTCGTGGTCGGGTTGGTGTACGAGCAGCCGAGGAACACGCCAATTACGGTGTTGGTGGTGTTCACAGCCGACGCTTGCGTGGCTACATAGCCAGCCGAAAGCGTTACCGGGTCACCATAGAACAGATTCACGTTGTAGGCATACTGGATCGGGTACTGACGGGTGGAGCCCGCAAATACCTGTCCGCCGATCAGGTTGACCGGCTTGTAGCCATACGACTTATCAATAGAGGGATAAGACATACGTCACTCCAAATTTAAGTTCGATTCCCGCGTCCGAATGAGACGTTGGACTTACGCTCGTTGAAGAGCGGCATCCGCTCGTCGTTCGTACGCATGAAGTTATTGTCCACGGCATCCATCTGGGCTGCATTTTGGCGAGCGTAGTATTCACTGCGCTGCTGCATCATCCCTTCCGGGGCCTTGCACAGAATCAATCCCCCGTTCTCAAGATTCCCGCTGCTATTAGCGGTCATATTAAGCTCGGGATAGTCGGCTGCCTTCACAGGTTCCCAGCCTTCTCTGAACTTTGCGGACGTATTCATGGGATCTGCTGTTCCCATCAGGGATGTCCGTACCCATCTAAAAACCCAGCCGGATTCCGGCTTAGGGCTCGGGAGGGTTTCCGGCGGACGCCACATCTGAGTACGCTCAGCGGACTGTCTGCTTTCCAACTCGCGACCAAGGCGATTCTCAGCCATTATCGACCTCCAGCTTCAATAGTTCTCTTGCATACGCTTCATTGGTCAAACCAAGCCTCTTGGCTATCGCAACTTGCGATGGTGTCAGGCGGACCTGACGCGGCGCGGTACCCCGCGATACTGGAGCTACAACCGTAGCTGCCTTGCGTGGAGCAGAACGAGTCGTCCTCGTCTCTCGCACGGGATCGGCGTCTTCAAACCTTTCGGGGAAGCGCCGACGAACCGTCTCATTCACGCGTCGGTAGTAGTCGTCACTGCGTGGATCGACACCCGACCGGACCAATTTCTCGTGCAGGCCAAGAGCAAGGGCGGTCATCTCCTCGTCTACACCGAACCACGTATTCTCTTGTCGCCAAGCCTCAGCTTTATGATCGACAACTTGTGTGGGCGGTGCTTGCACCTGATATGTATTTTGTACACTTGATTCTTCTGCTTGTAAAGAAGGCTGGAATCTTTCCACCTCTTTAATTCGCAGTTTCGCGTCCGTAAGAGCCTCTTGGGCGTCAGTAATGAGATCCGCATCGCCGGACTCATAGGCGCTTCGGAGTTTCTCTTTGGCGGCAACCAGCTCCAGAGAAGCGGCTTTAGCCACTTCATTCAGGAAAACTTGCTCTCCAGCACCCAGCCTTTGACGCAGGGTTTTATTTTCCTCATAAGCCTGTTGGGCGAACCGCAGGGCTTCCTCCCGCTCACGGGCGGCGCGCTCTTTCTCACGGCGCTCGTCATGCCAGACTTTCTTCATCTGGCTCAGGCGCTTCTTTACCTTGTCGGAGTATTCCTCAAGGTCGTCGTTCTCAAGCTCATCGACGATCTGCTTAGGCAGCGGTACACGCCCGCGATCCTCTTCAGGCGTATCGTCAACGACCTCAACTTCGATTTCGTTGTCTACGGAATCGTCCATATCAAGCTCATGGGGAAACTTGTACTGCTCATCGGGCATGATTAACTCCTTATGCGCGGCTCAGTCCGCGTGGGTCTTCTACAACAGCCTCAACGGTGTCATCGTTGATGATCCGCCACTCAGTGCCATAGAGTCTGATACGCGTCCCGGAATAGGGACGTACGAGGACAAAATCGCCCTCTTTACACCACGGGCCGGTAGGGAACCGTGTGGTGTCCTTGTAGGCCATATCGCCCATCTTCGCGACGAACAGCACCGTGGTGGTCTGCTCCTCATTGCGACGGGTCTCCTCGGCCATGATGATGCCGCTCTCGTACTCTGACTCGACTTTCGGCACCATGCAAAGCAACCGATAGCCTTTCGGCTCAGGGAGTTGCTTGGCTTTCTTGTCGGCTTCCTCAACTGTATTCGCTACGCTGATATTACTCATCCGCGTCGTTCTCCAGACGTTTTGCAAGGTCATTTATAGTTAGCGATGCGAAATCGAGACCCTGAACGATTCCACAAAGGCGCTGGTAATCTGCAAAGTCCTTGACCGCGTTACCGCGAGCCAAGTGCTCTGTTATTGTGTCGCGCTCCTCTTTGAACTTGGAAACCAAGTACTCAAGGGCGTTGCTGTAAGCCATTACTCGGTATTACCCTCCATATTGCTCTGGGCGTTTTCACGGAGGCTGAGGTCATCAGCCTTACTTGCAGCCTCCAGCTGTAGCCGCATAGCGGCGAGCTGTTGCTGAATCTCTCTGATAGTTGCTTCGTCCGCTTTTGTAGCGGCTTCCAACTGCAGTCGGAGTGCGTCCAGTTGTGTCTGGGCGAGCAGCTGGTTTTCTCTCAGTTGCAGGTCGTCTGCGCGACCAGCGGCGTCGGTGACGCTCTTCTTGGTGGAATTCTCGATGCGAGCCTGTGACTCGATAGCTCGTAGCTGCAGATCTGCCTTCTTGATCTCGGCGTCTGCCTGTACTTCTTGTGCGCGGATGTCCGCGAGCTGTTTCTTGATCTGCGGGTCCATCTGCTGCATCTGCACCAGCGGGTCTTGAGCCTGCTGCTGAGCTTCCTGCGCCTGTGCTTCTGCGACGTCCTTCTGGAGCAGGCGTTCGGCGGCTGCGGCGGCGAGCTGAGACAGCTGCACCTCAACCTCGGCGGGCAGGTGCCCGATCTCATCGTCATCGCCCAGAAAGTCCGGCGGCGGAGGCAGGCTTGCGCCGAGCTGCTTCTCGATCTCTTTGCGGTACTGGAACGCCACATGCTCCATGACGTGAGCGTTTGCCGCAGCCATGATGGCCTGCGCGTTGGGGTTCTGTCCGATGACAGCCGCCATCTTCGGATCTTGCATCGCAGCCATATGTACCTGCAGATGCGCTTCGTGATCCTGATACATAAACGCCTTCGCAGGCTTGCCCATCAGAATCGCCATGTTCTCCGACACCGGGTCCAGAGGCTTGGCCTCCGACACGTCCGGCACGAGCTTCTCAGCGTTCTTGACGCCGAGGGTCTCGATCATCTGCCTATGCAGCATGGGGAGGTTATAGATAGCGGGCGCTGACTGCGCCAACTGGAGCACCGCCTGATACTGCACCACCCGCTGCGCCATGGTGGACGCGTTGGGGTCGGACACAGGGATCACGTCTACCTGATCGTAGTCCCCCTGCTTGGCTGCGGAGGGGCCTGTATCCGGCTGGTAGTCGTACGACTCCGGCGTGTTGTCCCGGATGATGGCAGCAAGGAGCTTGAACTCCTGCTTCATGGTGTAGTGGATGCGCGCCTGCACCGCTGACATCACCTTGAGCGCACGCTCAAGCACCGCCAGCGTTGTCCCGACAGGGGACTGAGAGGACATATCCGAGATCTTGAGGTCTGCAGACGCCGCGAACTGCTTGCCCTCGACGACAATCCTGTCCATCAGCGCGGTCAGCGTCTGACTGGGCTCCTTATAAGGAAGCGGCAGGATGTTGTCGCGGATGGAGCCTGACGGCAGGTCCACATCACGGAACTCGCCCGGGGCGATGGGCGTATCGTCGTTCTTGACCCGCATCCCACGGGCCTTGAGGCCGCCGGGGAGGTTAGCCAGTGTGCCTGCGTCCACCAGCTGGCGGAGCAGAGAAGTTGCAGCCTGCGTGTGCCCACCGATCAGGTGGATGAGACCAAAATAGTAGAACCCGAACCCGGGTATGTAGCCGTAATGCACAAAATGCTGCCGACGCTGCTTGAGCGAGTCGTCCTGCAACCAATTGCGCCGGATAGCGAGCACTGTGGAAGTGCCTTTCTCGATAGTGACGATATAAGGAAGGGCTATGCCTGTAGGATGACCATCGTCATCCTCGTCCTCATAACCTTCCAGATCCAGATCAACATGCATCTCAAGGATCTGGAATCGGTCATCCATTGAGGCAGAAAAGCCCTGATCGACAGCCTTCTGCTTCTCTACTTCGTCCAGAACACGCTGGGGTTCGCCCAGATCGACGTCACGATAGAACCCAGCGACCTGCAACTTGCGCAGATCGTTCTGAGTCTTACGCATCCGGTGGGTCACACGCTCAGCAGACTCAAGGTTGGCAGCGCCATAAGGGACAACGATGTCCTCTGAACTGATGAACTGCGCTGTCTGACGCTGCAACGCGGGATCGTAATAAATTTTCTTGAAGGCGTTACCAGAGAGACACAGGCTCATCAGCAAGCGCTCGTGCTCCGGGCGATACTCCTGCATCACCTCGGTCAGCTGATAGTTCATGTCCTCTTGTACGCGTGCGGCTGCGGCGACCTTCTCCGGCGTTTCTTTGCCGATGATCTTGGTCCGCACCGGCCCC